TGTCTCTTGCCAATCTTCACGGCGTCCTTCTTCTTCCTTCCACCGTGCATAACGGCTGAGTGCGATAAAGTTTTGATAGTCTGTAGGTAAGATATTGCTCATCAGTTCTTAACTCCAAAGTCTACCTTAATTATATTACCTTTGTGTATTAGTTGAGGAGAGGTATCTGTTTCCTCTTCGTCGTAATCATCCCCAAACAAATACTCTGCGTCCTGCCCCGTTTCTTCAAAGGCCTGTTCTACTAGCTTATAGGCTTTGTCTCGAACGTCTTTATCTGATTCGTACAGAGGTACAGACGCACAAATCATATGAAGAATGTGAAGAACTTCTTCTAGCTCTGACGGCTCTAGCCCATGATTGTCAGAAACAAGCGCTGTAATTTCTACTCCGCCCAACCACTTACCGTTTTCCTTTTCTGGCTTAAGGCAGATATAAAAATGTTCATCGTCTAGTGCGTCCTGTAGTGTCTTCATTTTTTCTTTCCTATAAAAGGGATACGTGTTGGGATTTTAGGGTTAGGTTTTTCCTGTAGCCAGTCTTTAGGTATCTTCTTATCGTAAAACCGGAAGTCATATTTATAACACCATTGAGCATACGTACTCTTGGCACCTTTGTAAAGTTTTTTGTTGCTGTTCTCAAAAATAAATCTTACATCAAGGTGAGGGTATTGTTTTCTAATAGCCAAATGCTTACGCCTATCGGCTGGCATAAACCTACCCTTAGCTTCTATAACAATGTTGTTATGTGTAATGAAGTCTGGTGTGTATGATCTGTAAGCTAAGTCCTCCCACTCTATTTTATTTTTCTCATAAGAAAAAGGTTTCCCGTAAGCTAGTAAGTCTTCCGATAACTCAAGTTCAATTACTGACCTGAATCCTTTACGACGAGCTTCTAGCTTACGGGAGACTGCCATGTTACCAGCGCCAAGCAGGAATAGAAGGCTTCATAGAATGAATATCCTCATGAATATCATCTAACTTTTTTTCGATGTCCTCGCTAGCCATCAATAGGCTTCGCAACTGATCTTGTAAAGATTTGTTGAGTATTTTCTGGTAAGAAACCTGCTTATCTTTAAGGTTGTTATAAAATTTTGATAGGTCTTCTAGCTCCTTGTTAACTTTTTCTACGTATTCTTTAGCATATTCTAGGGGTTGATCTTTTGTAGTAGAATTTTCTTCAGGCATCTGTGTCTTCCTCTTTAATGTAAATATAATCTACGTCTGCCGGAAACTTAGCCTGCGAAGGGATAGAAGGTCGTGTATCTAGACCCTCCCAACACGAGTGCTTAAAGTCACAGAACTTACAGGTGGAGTTCAGAACAATGTTACCTGTAGGCTTACCGCGAAATTTTTCTTCTTCCGGCTCGTAGCACCGACGAAACTCATTAGCTTCTAATTCTGTAGCCGTATCTTCTAGCTTAGATACTTCTTTATCTAGGTCCATAGAGTCGGCAGGTACGTATTTAAACTGGCCGTTAGCTTTATTGACTACCCACCAACCTCCTACTTTTTTGCTTAGCCCCTTAGAATAAACAGCAAGCTGACCCACATAACCAAAAGGATCACTTGCTTGTAGCTTATCAAAGCTGGCAAACTTATTGGTGTAAGACCACGGCGAAGCCGACTTGACATCATCAACCGCACCATCAATGGATAAGTCTGTTGTACCCTTGATAGTTACAGTGTCTGTAAGCTTCAGTGATAGCTCCTCAGCATCTTCGTAGTCTACCTTAGCCTCTGTAAGCAGACCTTTAAACACGGCCTCTACAAAATCACCTAGCACCATATTGAATAGAAAGGTATCAGGTAAAGGTGTAGCTTTTTCAGGGTGGTTCTTTTTAAACCATAGCTGACAATAATCCTGTCCAACATTGGACGCCCTAAGACGAAACTTTTGCTGGCCTTCTCCGCTGAACTGGCGGAGCAAGGACTCTCTTACATCACGTGTAATCTGATCAACGGTAGTTTCAGACATAGAAGTTTTACCGTCGCGCAAGTTAGAGAGTAGCATATGTACTGCGAGTTCAGCGGAGTTGTTCATACTTAAGTCTCCTTAAAAAGGAATTTCGTCATCTAAGGTTACGTCAACGAACTCGTTAACGAGAGCTTTCTGATCATCGTCTAGGGTAGCAACATTCTTAGCCTCCCAATCTTCGGATACCCATTTGTTACGTTGCTTGATCCAATCAAGGAAGTTTTGGAAAGTCTCTTGGTCTCCTGCGTCAAGGTCTTTTGCTGTTGTCAAATCAGTAGATTGAACTGGTAGGTAGAACTGATCGCCATTAGGAAGATCAACAGCCTCAGACGTAAGAGCCATAGTGTACTGCATAGGTAACACACTACGCTTCATCATCTGATTAAAAGGTACACCCATAGTCTTAAAGGCATCACGGTTGTCTACCTCCCAGACGACAGGTACTTCATCAGTAATTTCTACAGCGTCACCCTTGTCGTCGATAGCGTTTTTAAACGTAGCCAAGCCAAAGATAACACGGGTACGCTTAGTAGCTTTGATAATCTTTTGTGTGGGTTCAGGCACACTATTCCAGTCTTCAATGTAACCGCTAGGCTTACCGCAGTTAAAGCTACCAGCGCTATCTTTTAGGTCCGCTTTAATGTCTGTACCCATGACCGTTTTGATATACTCATTTGGCATACCACCCACACCTTTGACAAAACGCTTGTAAAGAAAGCGCTGCATGAAAGGCCGGACGGTTACTTCCGTAGAGTATACTTTAGGATCGTCACGTGTTGGGCCTTCAAGTCGGTAGCAGCCAGCTTCCACTACCTCCACATTAACCTGCTTACCTTTGATTTCTTGCTTGGCTGTGAGAGCCTTGTGCTGAAGGCCGAGACGTTTGAGGGTAGAGTAGCCACCCGTAGTCGGGGTTGGCTGAGACATCCCAGCAAGTGCTGCCATTTCAGCGAAGTTTGTTGGATCGAGTTCTGCTAGTGCGTTCATTCTATCTGTTCCTTTGTAGGTTTTGAGGATATATATATACTCGAAGTAAGAGTGAATGTCAAGCGACATCTTTAACTTCCAGCCAATTAGGTCCGATTTTACATTCGAGTAGCAACGGTACGTTGAAGTCAATGTCCCATTGCTTATTGATAAGTGTGACTAAACTGTTGTTAGCCCGTTTGATAACGTACTTAACCTGCTCTAGCTCGTCAGGGTGTACGTCAATAACAAGAGAGTCGTGAACACTGTTAACAATACATGACTGCTTTCCTTTCAGTAGGTGTTCGATGTACAGTAACGTGAAGGGTACGATGTCAGCCGTAGCAAACGACTGGACAGGATAGTTTTTGATACGGGTAAACTCAGTGGGGTTTCCGTTACGTCTCCTTGTGATGTTGGGGAAAGCAAACTGCCTACCAGATGGCGTACTGATGAAGCCCTTGTTGAGTGCAGACTTAGCGAGGCTCTGGTGCCACGCAGCAATACCAGCATATTTAGTAATAAAGTGATGGTAGTAAGCTGCCTCTGCCTGTGTACGCCCATAGCCTGTAGCACCAAACAACGGGGCAAAGGTGTGAGCCTTAGCTTCCTGTCGAGAGGTAGGTTGCCCAGCCTCTGTAATAACCTTAGCGGTGTAAGCATGTACGTCAGTACCCTCAAGGATTTCTTTCATGGCTGTCTTGTCTTGGGACAAAAATGCAGCAACACGAAACTCTAATTGGGCAAAGTCAGCCTCAAGTACAAGGCCATTGCCCCATCGTGATACAAAGCTTTTCTTGATGGGGAAGGTGTTGCCTCGTGGCATGTTCTGCATGTTCGGGTTACGACCAGAGAAGCGTCCAGTAGCAGTAATGATTTGAGTAAGCTGTACGTGTAGCTTACCATCCGGCTTAGTGAATGTGTCGATACCATTGACAAAGGCAGATAGGTAGCTGCTGATAGCATTCAAGCGCATCATTTTATCTAAGAATGATTTAGCTTTGCTATCGTTAAGAGAGGCAGCGGTAGCTGACAGGACTGTAAGCTCATCCTTTCCAGTACTGAACCCGTCTGCTGTAACCCAAGAGGAGCGAGGTGGCATGAACTTAAGCCCTGCAATCTCACCCCTGTTCTCATAAAGATAACCTTCACCCACACAAGCAGGACACTTTGTAGGCTTGGCCCACCTCTCTCCGTTCTTTTTAGTCTTGTATATTTTCCCAGAGCCTCTACATGTACTGCACTGAATAGCCTTCTTTTTGTATACAACATCGGATAAACGCGACACAGTACGGCGATAGTCTTGTGCAGACATACGTTCACCATACTCGTCCGCCCAAAGTTTTTTATCTTTTGGGACACGTGAGTAGACTAGGCTTGACAGTTGGGCAGGGCTGTTGAGGTTGATGGGATAGTCACCCATAAGCTCTTGAGCCTGCTCTTGTAGCTCTTGTCGTAGGGTAGCCTGCTCTGTCTCGTACTCTAGACGAACTGCTGCAAGAGCCTCACGATCAACAGCAAAGCCCCGTTGATTCATACGGGCAAGACATGCAGTAACCTTGTTGCTCAGGTCAATGGTAGGTTGCAGAGCGGAGTACTCTGCACTATCAAGAGCGGCGGTCTGAACCTTTTTAAGATGATACGTAGCACGTAGATCGTCGATCAGGTAGTCAGACAACTCAGCATGAGGTACTTCGTCAACAGAAACTCCGTCAGCTAGATACTTCTTCAGTGTGTCTTGCTTCTTGACTGTAAGATTATGGCGTTCAGAACAAGCGTCTAGAGACACTGCATCTTTGACACCCTGTAGCATTACATACTCAGCCACCATTGTATCGTAGATAGGACCGTCGTACTCGAACCCGCACTCCCACAACCACACAAGATCATGGACTAGATTATGTCCAACAAGACACGTACAATTTCCCAAAATAGATTGTAGTTCAGAAACATCATCTGGTCCTTTCTCTGTGTGGTTAATAGTAAAGACTTTAGAATCATTGTCCCCTAAAAGAACACCCACCATAACGAGTGTGTTGGTGGGTTCAAAAGGGTCAAAGTGTTTCTTGCCGTCTCGTTCAGTTACGGTATTCTCTACGTCAAGAACTACCTGCATTAGTTGGGTATCCTACTTTAGGGTTATTGGTTAGTCTTTTCCGGCTGAACAAACTCAGTAATGTAAGGCATGACTTTCGCAATTTCCGTTGCACACATACGTGCCAACTCTCTATGCTCGGCCTGCGTTGATGGATCGGTACGCAAATCAATATAGTGTATCCAACTACGGATACTACCCTTCATATAAAGTCGGGTACGAGTCAGGCCTTCAGGAAGAACTGAGCGCATAAGCTCTTTAGCTATACCTTTCTTAAGACCCAAATCATAAATTTCAAATACTAAATCATTAACTTGTTTTTGGGAGTTCAACCACCAAGCCCTTAGCGCTGCATCGGTAGTAGGTATGCTACTCTGTCTGTTGGTTGTGTCTTGCAGTCTTGTGTCAACCCAATCGGTACTCCCTGTTTCTGTAGCCGCGTACCGCTGAGAAAATTCCTGAAACGAAAACGACCGATGTCGAATCAACTGTCGTGAGATTGCACGGGTAGTAGTAATGTCTAGGCAACAATCCACCATCTCGAAGGGCGACCAATGACGGTGGTTGATCAGGTACTGGATTAACTTATCATTTTTAAGATGGTTAGAAGAAGATGTAGGATTAGACACACGAGCGTAGTATGCTATTTGATCTAGCAAACTAGAGCCTGTCTTCGTCTCGTTCATGCTTTTACTTGAGCCGACTAACGTAACTTGATTCATATTAATTCTTTCTATCATCTATAGATACAGCGTACAATAGGTATAATATAAAAACAATAAAACAGAACAACCCTATTGTTGCTAGTACAGCTTGCAAAAATGTAATCATATATGTTCGCCACGTTCATACATATCTTTTAAGTCTTGTACAAAGAACTCCATCTTATTTAGCTCATACATAAGATCGACCCCTTCCTTTTCTCCCAATCTATAACAAGCTTTGAACACATCTCCTCTAGACTTAGACATATTCTTGTGTGAGATCAGGTGACGCAGTTCTCTTGCGTGTTCTGGGATTGTATAATAAGCGGTACTACCTCCATCACTACGGGTTTTAATTCTGTCTTTAGGAGCGAGACCGGGCGCGTCCTGCGCTTGCGCTGGCAGTGTCAGGTTGACGCCGAACTCCTTAGCCAACCTTCGTTTCTCCTCTCCTTCCTCCATCATCTCTATTTCTTTTGTTACTTCATACCAAGCTGACATTGTTAAGTATCTCCTTTGTCTATAGTCTTCCAAAGACGAACATAAAAAGAGTTCCCCATATTATCTATATGTTCTTGAGGGCATCCATTGTTAGCTACCCATTTAAACAATCCTTCAGGAATAAAGATATTATCATACGGTATTATTTTAGGGAACCCGTACTTCCATCCTAATGGTATGTCTATGTAATAAGGCATTAAGGACGCATGACCCCGTACTGCAACAGAGTAGAAGCAGCCTTAAAAATCTCATCGTTACGTCGTAACCAACCCTTACCATAGATATCAAAGGTGGTAAGCTTTTTGTAAAAATGTTCTCTGTTTACATACAACTGATTGAGAAGTTGTAGTGTTTTACTTTTGTCTGCACTAGAATACCGTTTCTCTACTAGTTTAAGTGTTTGAGGCCCAATGTGTCCATCATCCGCTGCGCCAACCATGCGTTGAAGGGATATGGCTGAACGCGCAACACCAGAGTTAACTGCATAATCAAAGAGGAAAACATCTACACCGTCCGGTAGTTGATTAGCACTCAGCTTATCCCAATAGTCACGGGTGTAAATTTTCTCAGCCTGTTCAAGTGTAAGGTTCTCAATATCATAATCGGGGTAGGACATAGCGCTAACGCCATACTTTGTACCCTTTAGTTCTCCCTCTCCAATGACACCTGTTGTCCAGTTACCTCGATCCCGTTTATCATTTCCATACCCACCTTCGTGGCCTACGGTTAATTCAAAAGCTTTTTTAAAATTATACATCCATTTTCTCCGACGCCATAAACACAACACTGGCCCATGTTAGGTGGGTAAAATGACCAGCACTGTTCTGAATTTGTACACCGTCTGCCGTATAAACAATACCAACTACATTGTCTACAACAATAAAGGGAGGCCCAGAGTTTTTCTCTGCTTCGACACCGCGCAACGCAACTCGAACACGAAGCACATCAGTTTCATGTTGTGTAATAAGTTTGGGTTGAGTAGGGCGACCTCGCTGTTTGGCAGCTTCTTCTTTAGTAAAAGGCATGTAGTTCTCCTTGTGTTTGTGTTGTAGTTTTACGCGGTGTATCTACCGCTTCGCCAATCTAGATCACAGTGTACTATACCGTGCCACCCAGTCAACTTATTTTTTACGACGTTGATGTGACGTTGTGTATCATCTTCCTCCTGCCCTTCAACAGTAGGGTTTTTAGCAATGAGAAACATCAGATCAGCCTCCGCTGCCTTGCCTGTCTTGCTGCCTTCCATCATAGCTTGGTTGAGAACGACACGGCCTTCTGCTTCAGCAGATAGCTGCGACATATACATAACGGCACAGTCATAGTACTTAGCTATCTGTCTTGCGTACACAGCATTGGCACCAAGTACTAAGTCAGGACGAGCAGGGTTGCCCTTCATAGAAGCGAACTTATCTCCCATGTCAAGCACAAGGATATCAGGATCAACAGCCTTACAAAGGGACTCAACCCACGCCATGTCCTTGCCTGTTGTGTCTTTGATAAAGATGTTCTTCTCTTTTTCTCTCCACTTAGCCAGCGCTTGTGTCTTGTTCTCAGCGATCTCATCTATGTGCATATTCATAGTGGCACTAAGATACCTAGCCGTAACACGGTGTGCGCTCTCTTCGTTACAAAGTACCACACACTTAGCACCCTGCTCAGCAAAGCCGTCCGTACCGGCCACAAGAGAGGCGTGGAAGCTTGTCTTACCTGTGTTGGGACGAGCGCCTACCTCAATAAGATGACCACCACTGATGCCTGAAACCTTACGAGTAAGAGATGGGACGTTGAATACCCAACGTGCTTCTTGAGAGTTCTTTTCTAAGATATAATCAAGTGACATGTTCTCCCACTCGATGTCAGTCTGTGGTAGAAAGTTGTCTTGGTGGTTGTCCAATAGCCTACGAAGAGGTTCGAGACTATTCTGTGTACCATTTACGTAATCAAACCCTAAGTTAGCAATTTCTTCTCCCAACACCTGTTGGAATAGTTTACTGAACACATCACGTGCTACATCTACACCTAACTCTGATTGCTTTTTAATCTGTAGAAACATACTCTCATATGCTGTCTTCTGTGATGTACTGAGAGAAGGATTGTCAGCAAGGAAGATCGCCTGTATCTCATCAGGTGTTACGCTTCTATCATAAGAAGATATAGCTTTGTCAATAGCAGATTTGATTTTCTTTCCGTCAGACGTAAAGAGGGAGTCAGGACACTTAGCCCCACGTGTAGAAGAGTAGAACTCTTTGTTCATAAGAGATCGTAACAGGGCTAGTTCCATAGCATATTCTCCAATGCCGCAAGGTCGGAAGGGTGTTTGTATTTCAGATCATCTGTGGTACGTAGAACCTTTACATCAGGCACTATAGTACGTAGTTGGCTCGCTATCTTGAGCGTCTTAGGTAGAGCATCGGGGTCAAGGCAGATAACAATACGATCTAGCACTGGTAGATAACGTATGTGATCCTCTGACAATGAGGTGCCTAAGACAGAGATACCTATAACATTGCCTCGCCCTACAGTATAAGCACTGATGCAGTCCTCTACCAATACACCTACCATACCATTGCCGTATGTGTACGGTACACCAGAGCTAGCGTAACGCAACCACTTTGGTTTCCTATGCTGGCTAATCGCGCGCCCTGCTGCATCCACCATAAGACCTTTGTAAGTGATCGGAAACACTGCTCTGTGTTGCCTAACATCGTACAAAACATCCTTGATGTCAATGTCCCATTTGTCGCACCAATCTTGCAGTGTATCTGGTTGCTGGTTGACTATGTAATCAGGTCTATCAAAAGGCTCTGGCCCCATAGACTTAGGGGTAACAGGGTTGAGACGCCGCTTGATATGTGTAGCTGGTAGCGACGTAGTGTCGCGTCCCTTTATGCCGCACCCTGCCTTGTAGCAGTTCCATACAAGCTCACCCTGTAAGTTGCTGGCGGTAAACGTACCACGCCCATTACATTTAGGGCAGTTCATGCGCTTAGTTGTATCAGGTTTTAGCCCAAGCGCAATAACAAAATCTTTTATCCTCATACCATTGACCTTCCTCTGAGTGCTTCTGTCGCACCCCTCAATGTATTTTTTAAGTAGGGTTTAAGAGAGGCAGGATTTACATGACCTGTTACTTGCATAATAGATGTAACTGGCACACCACCCTCTACCATCTGTGTTGCCCCTGTCCTACGTAGATCACTCACACGTAGTGTAGACGGTAGCTTAGCTTCTTTAAGAATATCTTTTATAATGTGTGATACCATATAAGAAGAGTAAGGTAGATACTGTCCTTTATGTGGTGTAACACGGGGTGCTATGTAAGGCTGAAAGCCAAAGTCTTTGTGCTGTTGTCGCAGCAAGTCCATTAGCTTTTCTTCAATAGGTAGGTGTACCTGAGCCTTTCTTTTTGATTGCAGGATAGTAATACTTTCGTTGTCAAAGTTGATACTGTCCCACGTTAATAGTCTAGTATCTCCTACCCTCTGCACCCAAGCATAGGTCATGTGAAAAATCAACCCAATGTTTCTCCACTCCCACCTACCATAAGATGTATCGAGGAATTGTTGAACCTGTTCATGTGACCATACAACTTTACGCTGCGGTGTTTGTCTTTTCTTTACACGAGAAAAAGGATTGAGACTAACCAACTCCCTGTCAAGTGCATAGTTAAACAACACGCTTGCAATCCGTACCGTTTTGTTAGCAGCGAACACTCCGCTATCTACTAGATCATCGTAGTATTCCTGTGCTTGTCTATGCGTAAGCGAACTCATAGGTGGGTCATTAAACATATCAACTACCCTGTTAAGATAGAGCAGGTAATCTGCTTGAGTATCCTCCTGTAAGCCCTTGAAGTTAGGGGAGTGTTTATACTGATAGACCAGCATAGATAGAGGGGCATTAGCTTTCAGGTTCTTATGTTTAAGCTGCCCCTCTTTCCATTCATCTATAGCAGCATTGAACTCCTTAGCAAGTTTGTAGGATGTAGACTGTCTGTTTGTCAATGCCTGTCTACGTACCAATCCTAAGCTTATGTATTTAGGGGGAGGGCGATAGTGGTATATAACCTTGCCATCTCTTTTGATAATTCGTTTGACATACTTAGGTACATCCATATCACCCTCCTGTAACTACTGGTTGAACCGTCCAACATTGGACAGCATCTTTCGTCGGGATATTTTATCCCCGATCTTGTCCCAGTTATCTAGCTCATCCCTAAACATAAGAGCATTCTGTTTTGTTTTAAACTGTGCAACACCTAGTGTTTCTCCGTAGGTATGTACGTTCATAACCCATAGGCCATTAACCTTTTTAGGTTGAGTGCAGTAAACATCTTGCATGTTATTTATTTCCTGCATTAGGAAGTCTAAAGGCATTAGTCATCTTCCTCGTTGTCCCACCAGTACGGTGTGATTGTGTATTTCCATGTGGCGAAGTGAGCCTTCTCACCTTTGTAGTATGCTCGGTATGCCCCAACAGGATCACCCTCCCGTTTGTATTCATCCGGCATACATTGTGGTATGTCAGTGAGATGACCGAATGGCATATT